TCTTTCAAAATGAATTTACAAAAAAATAATGATCAAGACCTACTTAATCGTGGGATTAATTTGTATTAATTCCGTCGAATGCTTCAATTTTTATGAAAAACCAGAACCAGTTATTTATACGGATTTGGATAAATGTTTGGAAATTGGAAAAAATTTAGGTAATGAAATGTTTGATCGAATGAACAAAATAGGTGTGCCATCACAAATAAATGTATGGTGCAAAGAACTTAATCAACATGGAGAATATAGTTAATGGCTTCAATAATAGATATTTGTAATAGTGCTTTAAATCTTTTAGGAGCAAGCACGATTTCTTCCTTAACAGAAGATACAAAAAATGCTCGTTTGTGTAATCAAAGATTTGTTCCAATTAGGAATAGAGTTTTCAGGAGTCACAACTGGAACTGCCTGATACAGAGAATAGAACTCGGTAGAAATTCAACGGCACCTGTTTGCGAGTATACTTATTCGTATGCACTGCCGGCAAATTTTCTAAGGGTAGTAAAAATTTTTAATGGTACCACTGATAGCATCGCTGCGGATTTGCCGTATAAAATTGAAGGTAAAAATATGTTAACCGAACAAACGACTGTGTATCTTGTTTACATTGCTCTTGATGTTGATCCGACTAATTATGATGCTTATTTATACGAAGCTTTGGCAACCAGCCTGGCTGCCGATCTTACTTATTCGATCACGAATAATGCTAGTCTGGCAACTAAATATCGAGATTTGGCAAACGAGCGATTACGTGAAGCACGTTTCATTGATGCTACGGAGAACAGCGTGGATACAATAGAATCTGGAGAGTTTGTAGATGCGAGGTTATAATGACTTTAGCGGCATTCGATCCAAGAAATATTACCCAGTATAATGAACCAAGATTTTTACTTCATTTTCAATGGGGAAAATCTGAAAAGGTTTATCGTTACGCTTTAGTGGAAATATTTAATCCAGGAATTATTCATCATAATCTAAAACAAAAAGATGATGAAATAGGATTAACTCAAAAGGAAATCTGGAAAAAGAAGTATATTAAAAATAAGGAGTAGCATGGATATAAACTTAATTATTCATCAAGCTAAACATTATTGGAAAAATCATAAAAAAAAGATTTTGATTGGTGTTGCAGCTTTAATAATTATATTAGCAATTTTTTAAAATGAAAGTACAGATACCTTATACGCCAAGACCCCTCCAGGCAAGGTTACATAAAAACCTGGAACAGTATAGGTTTGCTGTTCTTTCCTGTCATAGAAGGTTCGGAAAAAGCGTGGCTATTATCAACCACCTTATCCGTGCTGCTCTGACCAATAAATTGAAAAATCCTAGGTATGCTTATGTTGCGCCTACATACCGGCAAGCTAAAAGCATCGCTTACGATTATTTAAAAATGTATGCTGGCTGCATCCCGGGTGTTAAGTTCCACGAAACGGAGCTGCGCTGCGATATGCCAAACGGCAGCAGGATTACTCTGCTATCCTCTGAAAATCCGGATAGTATTAGAGGAATTTTTCTGGATGGAGTTTGTATTGACGAGGTGGCTCAGATAGATCCGAGGTTATGGAATGAAATAATTAGACCGGCTATTTCTGATAGAAAGGGGTTTGCTTATTTTATAGGAACACCGGCTGGCATGACTAATATTTTTTATGAGTTATACCAGTTTGCTTTAAGCGATCCCAAATGGTTGGCTTATACTGCCAAAGCAAGTGAAACAAAAGTTATAGACCAGGAAGAGCTGGATGCCGCTAAAGCTCAAATGGGAGAGGCAAAATATAAACAAGAATTTGAGTGTGATTGGATTGCAAATATTGAGGGATCAGTATATGGAAATATTATAAGATCACTTGAAGAAAAAAAACAATTAGCCAGGGTTGCTTATGATCCTGCTTTGTTGGTCCACACCTCCTGGGATTTAGGAGTGGATGATAGTACAGCAATTATTTTTTTTCAACAATTAGGAAACCAGATTTTGGTTATTGATTATTACGAAAATAACCGGGAAGGGTTGCCGCATTATATCCAGGTGGTAAAGGATAAGGATTATGTTTATGGAAATCACTTTGCACCACACGATATAGAAGTAACGGAATTTTCTACTGGAAAAACCAGAAGAGAGGTAGCTTACCAGTTGGGAGTAAGGTTTAAAATTTTACCTAAAATAAATTTAGAGGATGGGATCCACAGTTTAAAAATGGTTTTACCCAGGTGTTGGTTTGATATAGAAAACACAAAACCATTAATAGATGCGTTGAGACACCATCATAGGAAGTATAACGAAAAAATGAAAATGTTTAGTAATAAACCTTTAAAAGATTGGAGTTCACACGCTTGCGATGCTGCAAGATATATGGCTCTATCTATTACTGATTTACCTAGGCAAAGAGTTGCAGCGCAAAAAATTGCGGTCAACGATTACTCAATACATGGAGATTAAATTATGGGATTTTTAAAACCAACAATACCAGCGATGCCAGCTATACCACCCGTTCAGCCTTTGCCAGAGCCGCCAAAGTATGAAGATACGGAAAGAGCAGAAGAGGCAGCGGTAAAAAGAGCTAAAATGAGAGCTGCAAGAACCGGAAGATCCTCAACGATCTTAACGGGAACAGGCGGCTTAGAAGATGACGAAAGTGTCATTACTAAAAAAACTTTACTAGGAGGATAATATGGGAGGAGTACCTGGGTACGGTGGGTACCAAACAATAGCACAAGCAAGAGAAAGAATGGCAAAAAGCAAAATGGTTAATAGACCACAAAAATTAAAAAGTGTCAGAGATACTTTTACAAGATTAACTGGGAATAAACCAAGACCTGTTTCTAAAGCTTTAATGTATAAAGATTTTACAGCTTTAGAAAAAAGAAGATATGCAACTCTAATGGCTAACGATAAAAATAAAAAAAAGGAAAGACTTGAAACCCCTTCAAGATTAGATCAAGCGAAGAGTTATGTTAAATCAGTTAAAACATTATTAGGATAAGGAGGAAACATGGGTGGAGTAGCAAGAGCAGTAATGCCAAGACCGCCAAGACCGCCAGCACCAGTTTATGTAGCACCAACTGTTGCGGAAGTATCGCAAGCTCAATCAACAGCTTTAGATACTAAAATCAAAAGAGGCAAAGGTAGATCTAGCACCATTTTAACAGGAGCTAAAGGTTTAGGCGATAACGCTTTAACAACAAGTAAGCAAACATTACTTGGAGGATAATAAATGGCAATAGAAAAAAAAGCCAAAATGATTATCGACAGGTTTGAAACTTTGAAAATTCAAAGAGCAACCTGGGAAGATCATTGGCAAGACATAGCAAATTACTTTTTACCAAGAAAATCTAACATCACGGTAAAAAGAACTAAAGGCGATAAAAGGCACGACCAGATTTATGATGGAACGGCAACACACGCACTTGAATTATTAGCATCTAGCTTAAATGGTATGCTAACCAATACGATTTCTCCGTGGTTTTTATTAAAATTTAGAACTGAGGCTATGAACCAGGAAGATGAAGCAAGAGAATGGTTGGAGAGCTGCGCAAAAATTATGCAGCAAGTGTATCAAAGATCTAATTTTCAACAGGAAATTTTTGAATTATACCATGAGCTGTTAGCTTTCGGTACATCAGCGATGTTTATTAAGGATGATGTTAGGGATGATTTAAGATTTAAAACAATTCATATTTCAGAAATATTTATTACCGAAGATGAAAAGGGTTATGTAGATAGTCTTTTAAGAAAATTTCATCTTAAAAATAAAAATATTCCAGCGATGTACCCTAAGGCGGAATTACCTAATGCTTTAAAATCTAAAGTAGTTAATGCTCCATTTGATGAAAGTGTCATCCTTCATTCCGTATATAAGTCTGATACCCCTATGGGTTATAAGAATAAAGATAATATGGATTATATTTCTTGCCATGTTCATCAAGAAACCGGAACCATTTTAAAAGAAGGTGGTTTTATGGAATTTCCTTATGTGGTCCCAAGATATTTAAAATCTTCTTCCAATGAAATTTTTGGAAGATCTCCAGCTATGAATGCGTTGCCAGATGTGAAGATGTTGAACACCATGTCTAAGACAACGATTAGAGCAGCTCAAAAGCAAATTGATCCACCTTTAATGGTTCCCGATGATGGTTTTATTTTACCGGTTAGAACTGTTCCTGGAGGATTAAATTACTACAGAGCTGGAACCAGGGAAAGAATTGAACCATTAACTATAGGAGCCAATAATCCTTTAGGATTACAAATGGAAGAGCAAAGAAGAAAAGCAATTAGAGAAAACTTTTTTGTAGATCAGTTAATGACAGTTCAGGGTCAAAACATGACCGCAACAGAAGTGATGCAGCGTACCGAGGAAAAGATGAGATTATTGGGTCCCGTATTAGGCAGACTTCAATCTGAATTATTACAACCTTTAATCACACGAAGTTTTAATTTATTACTTGATAATAAAAAGTTTCCACAAAGACCGGAATTACTGGGAGAGGAGATGATAGAAATTGAATATGTATCTCCCCTTGCCAAAGCTCAAAAAACACAAGAGCTTTCATCCATTATGAGAGGTATTGAAATATTTGGTTCTTTACAAAATGTAGCTCCAGTATTTGATTATTTGGATATAGATGGATTAGTGGGTCATGTTACAGATGTTTTGGGATTACCAGCTAGGGTCATGAGATCCAAAGCCGAAGTTCAACAAATCCAACAACAAAAACAACAACAACAAATTGAGCAAGCACAGATGCAGCAAGCTCAACAAGTTGCTGAGAGTGCCGGTAAAATTGCACCAGCGTTAAAGGCGGGGATGATGAATGAATGAAAAAGATCTTAAACAATTAGGGTTAGACTATAAAATGACTTTTGGATCAGAAAGCGGAAAACGAGTGCTTGAAGATCTTAAAAAGAGATGCAGCTATAATACGACTACTCACATTAAGGGAGATAGCCACGATAGCGCATACTTAGAAGGAGCAAGATCCGTGGTCTTGTTTATTAATAATATGCTCAACAAAAAGGAGAACAAATGAGTGATAATCAAGAGGTAGCAGTACCGGCAGTTCCAGAGGAAAAGCCAGTATTGTCTGGAGATCCTGTAGAAAAAACTCCAGA